TATACCGTCCTTGAATCTTGAGTTAGGGTCTGCTGGTAAATTTACTTCTGGGTGGTCTGAATGTTTCACAGGCTCCCAGCCTTCACGCATACGTGAGGATACATTTAGATTATCAGCATCATTCAATAATGATACTCGGACCCAACGATACGCCCATCCAGCTTGATGCTTGATTTCTGGTAACGTTGAACGAGGTTCCCATACTTTGTTTCGAACATCAGTATCTTCACGAGTTACTGCTTCTCTACTTGTACGACTTTTAGCTTTGTTATCCATTTGTATTCTCCGTTTTAATTAGTTCGCGTGCATATTGCTCTGGTGTTAGCTTGAATTTCTTTGCTAAAGCTAACTGTGTTTTTGTCAATCTAACCTTTTTAGGGCCAGTTGACCTTGTTGCTGGAGCAACTACAGTTGAAGGTTTGCGTTGGGCAGGTTTAGCCTCTTCCAACGTATCAGTCCCAAAATTTTCTGGGAATCGTTTTTGCATAGTACTATCAATACTACGATAATATTCGTCAGACGATGGGTCTACCCCTCTTCTAACTAATTTCTCATGCAGTCCTAATGCCAATGAAGTCATTTCTTCGTCCTGTCCAAACCATTTGTTTTTATCTTGCCAAGCAAGAGCTTTTGCATCTGGCTGTGGAACCGTTGGTCTAACTGTTTCTTGCTCTGAAGATACCGCATTTGCTTCAGTTTGTAAAGTCTCTTTAGCAAATTGAGGCTTTCTATCTTGAGCTTGTCCAAGTTTATATTGAGCTTCGTTCATTTTAGTTTGAGCTTCTACTAATTTTTCACTATCACCCGCATCATAAGCTTCTCTGTACTCTCTTTGAGCAACAGCTAAATCACCTGCATATTTATCTTGAAGAGTCTTAATATAATCTTCTTCTCCTGATGAAAGGGTTTCTTTAAGCTTTTGATTTTCTTGCACAGAAAGTGCTGCAACTCTACTAGCTTCTTTTTCACGTCTTTGAGAAGCTTCTTTCTCACGTCTTTCGTCATGCCATGCTTTTTTAAGTTGTGACATTCTGTTTTTTACTCTATCTGAATATTCATCTAAAGTATCAGCTTCAAGCTCTTCTTTAATATTCTCAGGTAAAGGGTCTCTGTTTCTATCAGCTTTAGGAGTGTCATCTTCAATCTCAATATCAAAATCTAACTCCAACTGTTCAGGTTCAGCTTCTTTTTTAGGAGCTTTTTCAGCAACTTCAACGTCACCTGTCTTCTCCTCAGAAGCAACCTTTTCAGATTCACTAGCCCTTACCTCAACTTCCTCTCCCTCCATCTCTAGTTCATCAGGGATTTCATTGATTATCTTTGCCATGTTTGCTCTCCATGTTATGCACGTTCGTAGCCACGTGGGTCATCCACTACGGCTTCTACTGTGTCGTCATTAATAATGCGAAACTCTTGTCCGTGTATCTTGATTCGAGTTCCAGAATATGCCCTAGCTATAATAAAGTCTCCTTCTTTACACCAAGGACCTGTAGGAAATCTGTCTTTATCCAAGTAACACATATCTCCTAACTTCATTACAAATAAAACTACTGTTGAATGCTCTTCAATATTTCTAGTTTTATCTGATTTGATTAACCCACTATCGTATGCTTCATCTACCTGCGGGACCATGCATAATATGCGATAGCCTTGGACATCAGGTAACTGAGTGGGTCTAGTTTCTTGTGTATCTACTTTTGGTGTATTTATAGGTGCACCAGATGCAGATACTATTTCTTTAGTTGGGGTTTGTATTTCACTCATCGTCTTCCTCCATATTTCTCATCATAGAAGCAATAAGACCTTGAGCTATTTGAAAGCCTCTGATAACACCACATGCGTGCATGTATTGTGCGTACTCTTCGGCTCTACCTTGTGCCATATCGTCTTTCATGCGTTGCTCTTCCTCGCCTAATTGACTAGCGAGAACTTTTAACGTTTCGTCCATTTCTCTCTCCTGTTTTTAAGTTTGCGTATTATTACGTTCCTTCTGTTGCTTTACGGCTTCAGCACCTAACTTAGTGCCTTCCATAAATTCTTTTGCATCCAACTCTTTTTGTTGGTTGACTGCGTCAGCACCAATCTTGGCACCAGCGATTCTTTCTTGCGACTCCATTTTTGCTTTTTCTAACTGGAGTCTCGCTGCATCAATAGCAGCATCATCTGTCATTTTCTTAGCTTTTGCTTGAGCTTCCATTTGTTTAATTTGAAGCTCTTGTTGTTGCATTTGTATTAATGGGTCTTGCTGTTGTTGAGCAATCTGCTCTTGTTTAGCTTCAGCTGTATTTTTCTGTAGTAATTGGTCAGCTGATTTAGCAACAAGTCTAGATAGTTCAACTTCCACATCTTCAGGTAATGGTTCACCTGGCGGTGGTAGAGGAGCTCCAAGCTCTTCTTCAATTTTGTTTCTATATGCAAAGGCAATATGTTCTGCGATATGTGCTTCCATCGCTGCAAATACTTTATTAGCATTTGGACTTTGTCCTATAAGTTCTCTAATTTTAGGGTCGTTAATAAATGCTAAGTGAGTTTTAATGTGTGCCTCATGGTCTTGATAAATAAATGCTTTCACAGGTTTACTGTTAATAATATTCATGTTCTCTGTAACAGGGTCCATAGGTTTCATATTATCTTTTTGTGGTATTAGTTTTTCTGCATTCTTAACACCCAGCACATCTAACATCTGACGGTTAAGTTCTATCATGTCGTAGATATCTGGATTCTGTTGTGCTAACTGCATGACTGCTTGGTACTGAACTACTTTTTGTGACATAGTTGCAGCATTAGGGTCACTGACAGGTATAACTTCTACCTTATCGTAGTCACTTTGTTTAGCCATTCTTGAACCTGTCTCAGGTGTATAGGCATAATCAGCAGGAGTAAAATCTCTAATAATACCTTTGAGTAATCTAAACTCTTGTCGCATAGCATAGTGAATACGGCTCTGCACCGCAGACATAACTTTTAATGTTCTTTCTAAGATAGCAAGTGTTGTTCCTACAGGAGCATTAGCTGACATATCAGAAACTTTTAAATCAGCTGCACTAGCAAACCTTCTACCTTCATCAATAATTTGATTCATCAATGAATTTAAAACTTGACTTGGCTCTTTATAAGGGAGTGGTAATATATTATCTCTAATGCTACCTGATGGTACATCTACATCTCTAAACTCAGCAGGGGATATTGGTGTTTCATCACCTTTGATTCTAAGTCCTCTAGACTTAAACCCGCCTGGTAAGTTAGATAGTGTACCTGCATCAACTAATTGTCTTAATATCATAGTACCTGATTTAGCAAACGCACCTATTAAGTGTATTAAACCAAAGTGGTAAAAACCAAAACCAGGGACATAACCATAATGCACAAAGTGTTGGCGTTTTTGTTTAGTCTTATCGTCTTGACTATAGTTACGTCTAATAGATAAAACTGTGTTTGTGCTTTTTTCTATAGTTACCACATATGGCAAAGCTATTCCTGTAACTTTCCCATCTTTATCTTTATCTTCATAGCCTTCTAAATCTAAGTCAACATGCATCTCTAATATCTTAAAGCGACTATCAGTAGTTGCACTAAAGCCCATCTTCTCAGCTATCTTTTTCTCAACATCATCTAAATCGTAAGTTGGCTCTCCTAAATCTATATCTCTATAAAATCCTCCAACTTGTAACTTACGTAAATCATTCCCTGTCTTACGCATAACATGAGTTACACGTTCTGCTGTTTCTAAATCCGAAGCACCATATGGTACAACGATATCTTCAGCTGGAACATACATAGATACTTGACGTTGTAAACTAGGGTCATAGTAAACTTTCTTAAATGCGTTACCTGCAAGACCTAAACCCCATAACATTCTCTCATGCTCTGGTCTATATTCTGTCATCTTCTCAGTCAGCTGATAGTTCATGTTTTCTTGAACACGAGCTGCTGCATCTTTACACTCTTCAGTTTCTTTACCAATGATTTGTGTCTTTACTGGACCTGCTGCTGGAAATGTTTCGGTCATAGTCTCTGCTTGAAACTTGACAAGGGTTTCTGTTAATAGTGGATGGTAGACATTACATGCTCCTTCCCACGGTTCACTTCTATCTTCTAACTTAAGACCTAGAAGTTCTAAGCCATCTACATAAGTATCTAGCCAATCTTTACGAGAACTTACATCACCTGAGTAATCATCAATTAAATCACTTGCTAATTTTTCTAAGTCATCATCATCAATTTCTTCAGCAAGGTTTTGATTAAACTCATCATCATCCATACGGTCTGGGTCAATATTAATCTCCATACCGTCAACACTGATGTTAACTTCGTCTGGGTCTACAATTTCAATCTCTAAATCAGGCTCATCTTGAGCCAATTCTTCCATACTTTTTGGAGCTTCATATAAACCCTTATCAACATCTGCCATAATTTTTTCCTATAGTATACAAATCATTACTAGCACTACTAGTACTACATTTATTATTAAATTATATTTAGTGTGAGTCTTCTTTAACCACTTAAGTTTCTCTCTTATAAATTGATATAACATAATTATCTCCGTTGTTAAATAACATACAGACGTTTCTGATTGTACCTTTTAAAACTACGAATGTCATCTTCTTCGTCACTAGGCAACCTAATAAATCCGCCCTGCCTGAATCTCATCAAGGCAAGCGTTGTCGCATCCACTAGGTCATCATTCGCACCTGATGGAAAATCGTTACATTCTTCTATTACTTCATGTGCCCATCTTCTATCTGGTGCCCATACTATACCTGAACTAAATAAATCAGACACAGCATTTACTCTACTAATTTTATCCTGTCCTTTGCCTGGTGTAAACTCTCCTACTGGTATGCCCATACGTCTAAACTCTTGGTAAAGTGCAGCACCATTAGATTTCTTCTCTACCACAAACGCATCTGGCTCCCATGATGAATATTCTTCAAGACATAACTCTTTGAGTTCTGGAAACTCTAGTCTTTGTTTAATAGCATCTAGTAACATAATGTTGTAGTTGTTGGTCTCTTCGTTCATAAAGACACCCCATGTGGTTAATGCATTATAGTCAGCACGATTGTTTGCTTCTTGAGCAGCGTCAAGCGTCATTATAATAAATTCACAGCCAGGAGGATTCTCTCCTTCCCACATGTTCCACCATTCTCTCTTAATAAGTGCCCCTTCTTCAGACACTGGGTTTTGCATGTATTGTGCGTTCCAATATCTTATGTCTAAAGCCGCACGTCTAGCTGTGAGTTCTTCTAATGGCCAGAACTCAGGCCATAATGGTTTCTCCTCGCCATCTTCTTCTAGTATTGCTGGGAACTCTACTACTTCCCAATCATCTACTTCATCATTCTTTATCATTTGATTAACAATCTGCCCCGTCAAGTCTAATTTAGACCAACGAGTCATCACTACAATAATCGCACCACCTGGCATTAGACGTTGTAGGGGTCCTGACTGGAACCATTCCCATGCGGGTAGAAAAACATCTGGCTTTCCTAACTTAGCGTCTTGCTCCGAGTGAGGGTCGTCAATAATGAATAAGTCGGCACCACGACCAGCCAAGGCACCACCCACACCAATAGCAAAATACTCGCCATTAAAGTTTGTACCCCAACGGGACGCTGACTTAGAGTCTGCTTGGAGCGAGACATCTGGGAATATATCCTTGTACGAGTCCGAACCAACCAAATTTCTAACTCTACGGCCAAAGTTGACAGCCAAATCTGCAGTGTGCGAAGCCATGATAACCTTTTTGGCTGGGTGTTTTCCCAAGAACCACGCAGGAGCGAGATAAGATATAAGCTCACTTTTCCCATGACGAGGTGCAATATTAACAATAACCCGTTTACGCTTTCCTTCAGCGATTTCTTCAAATAATTTAGCAAGTTTTGCATGATGTGCTCCTACTTTGTAGTCTGGATAGACATGTTTAATAAATTCTAGAAAAGTTTTACCACCAGCTTCTTTAACAAGCTCTGCTTTGTAGTCTTGAAGTAATTTTAAGTTGCGTTGCCTTTCGGATTCGCTCATTTGTGGGAGTGCTTGTTCTAATAACTCTAAATCTTTAGGGCTAATCATCATCAACCTCAATATCTTCTACTTCAACTACTTCTTTAGTGTGAATAACTTTGCCTTTTAGTTCATTAATAGTAGCTAATAGTTCTTTTTCTAGCTCATCACCTGACTTATTAATGTGTGTAACCTCAGTTTTTCTCTTAAATGCGTCAACTCCGTCTATTTCACCCACAGCTTTGTATGCTGCAATACGTTCTCTTGATGATTTTGCTAGAGTTGCTTCTTGTAGTAGGCCGTTTAGTACAGTAAGTTTTATATCTGCCAGGTCTTTAGCTACCATATGGCTAGTTTGTGCCACCATACCAGCAAGATAAGCTATAGTTTCATTAGGATATGTACCAAAATCTGGTTTTAACTCTGGTTTTTCCATCATTTGTTTAGCAACTTCTTCTGCTTGCTCCATATTATCTTGAGATGGTTCTATAGTTTCACCTGCTAAGTCTGATATAAGCTTAACTGTATTAGACCTCATACTGAGTTCTTCTTCGGGAGACATGTCGGGTAAGGCCTCACGGGCATTCTTAGGCAATTCAATATTGTCTTCAATATGAGGTATAATAACTGGATGTTCAGAATTATCTTGCATGTGTCGCTGTTTACACCTATGTACATTAATTGCAGCTTACTTTACTTACTCCGAGTATAATATATAATATAAGTGTTGACAACAAAATACTATGAGGATTTATTATGAGAATGGACATGAACAAAGAGGGAGTTTTACATCTAGATTTATTTGATGTAGAGACTCAAGAAGAGCAAGACCAATTTATATACTACTATTTGGGATTGTCAAGACCTATCAAAAAGAAATTTGAAAACGCATACTACAGCTTATACAACAAAAAACTTTTAGCTGAACCAGAAGCACAGCTTATTCACACAGACTTAAACGGTGTAACTCACATTGAAGTGCACCCTAACGACATACTTAAAAACTTGAGAATGATAAAACAAACCTTATCAGGAGATATTGTCGTAGAAGATGAAAACGAATAAACCTTTTGATTATAAGAAACCAAATTACCCTTTGTATATTGTAGTTTGGAAAGACCACACGGCTGACAGTTCATGGAAAAGTATAGAAGAGATAGCAAAAGAAAAATATGTCCTCGCTTACAGTATAGGATATTTACTGCACCAAGATAAAGAATGCGTAAAACTATGTAATACCTACACTTCTGATGACGGTTGGGGTGGATTAGACTTGATACTAAAGTCTTGCATTGTTGAGATGTATATGGTAGAAATGGAATAAGTAAAGTTTTAGGACAAATACAGTCCCCTACGTAACGATAATTTTTGGGTCTTTTTGTATTTATTTTTCAGCCCAAACCTCGAGTTTAAGTTTATTGTCGTTACTTTCTTTCCCCCACGTTTAACGCTGGGGGTTTTTTTGTCTACAGTTTATGAGGCATCAATCCACGATAGTATAATCTTCTTTTACGGTTTGGATGTGCCGCCATTATCTTTGCGAGTGTGTAATACATACTGCCTCCCTTGTTGAAACTTAGGTAAGCTTTTCTCCCATGCTTTATGGCTTCAATCAGTATACCTTGGTTTTTGAAAATTTTGCAGAAAATTTTTTTGGTTTGCCTTTTTATTTCATAAGGGGGGCTACTTTACATATAACGAGGGTAGGTCTTTGGCTTTACATATTTTGCCAATTATTTATGTAAATCTAACTGTATATAGTAAACGCTAGTGCTATGCGTGATGTGGGATATAGGGGATATGTGGGTATATTAGAATACTCTAATTTACTGATAGTTTTCAATTTTAAATTTCATTTGAGAATTGTAGTCATTCCACTACAAAAAAGTTTATAAGTTATTGATATGATTAAAATAAAATTAAAGTGATATAAGGGTTGTACTTTACTTATTTTCTGGTAAACTGATTATTAACTGTAGTAGAAATTTTACTACAGTAAAAAGCTGTAGTGATATCACTACAATAATTTTAAACTTTAAATAGAGGATATATTATGAAAAAAGTAAATATTAAAGAAATAGCTAGTAAATGGTTTGACTTGAATGAACAAGGACGAGACATACAAGCTCAACAAATAGCACAAGCTAAAATGCTTGATGATTTTGAGCCTAAATTAAAAAATTGCTCTACATTTGGTCAAGTTAAAACAGCATTCCCTAAAATCCATAAGGAATTATACGAGACTTTTATTAATAAGTTTTTAACTAAAAATAAAATCAATCTTAAGGGAATAAAAATTAAGGATAAAACCTACGATTTTAAAATTACTGATTGCATGAAAGACGCACCAACTTTGAAAAAAGACTTTAATGCAGAAGTATCAGCATATTTTAGAAGTAACTCAAAGCCATTAGGGTTTATGAGAAATTTAGATACCAACATTAAAGACAAATGGGCTGAATTTAAAGCAGACTTAAGAGCTGTAAATAGTCCAGAGGTTGAGACAGTTGAGGTTGAGGTTAATAAGGTTACTCTTAAGGAGTTTGAGCAGATTGCTAAGGCATTAGCTCAACAACATAAAACCATAGGCAATAAAGGAAAATCTACAAGTGCCAAAGTTAGTATACAAGAAAGTGTATTGGCACAAGGTAAACTTAAAAAACTTGCTGAGGTATTTCTTGAAATGGATAAGTCAAAATATACATTTAAGGATATCCAAAAAATGTTATAAATTCCTAATAGCGACACCTTGTCGCACTTTATCCCCTCAGAATTTCTGAGGGGATTTTTTTTGTCTAAAATTTTTCGCCAATTTTTTTTGTCTAAAATTTTTCGCCAATTTTTTATATGTAAACTTTAGTTTTCTTTTTTATATGTAAAGTCTTTTTTATTTATTATAGTACCAGTTACTATAGTAACCAGTTCTTAACATAACCAGTTCTTTGACTAAAGTTAAAGTTCACGATTTGCGTTCCTAAAGTTCCACTTTCAGTTCATACTTAAGTGTTTGATATTGTTATAAAGTTCACAAGTTCACACTTTTTTTAAATAGGATATAACTTTTGGTTTTTCTGTGGTCTTTCGTCTGGTTTTTGCGATGTAATTATTTGTTGCAGAAAGGTATTGTCCTATCAAAAAAGAGTGAACTTATGAACTACTAAAAAAATAAGTATAATAAACTAATATATAATATAATATAACTATAGAAATACTAATAGATACAGACACTTAAGTTTACTTTACATAAAACAATAAGTCCAGTTCCAGTTCTATAAGTAAAGTTAACCCCCTTGTGAACTGTGAACTGTAGTAATATCACTACAAAAACAAAGAGTTATACACTTTAAAGAATACGACCACCCACCCCACAAAGTACACTAACGCTCGGGACGGCTTCTCACTATGTTTTTCTATAAGTAAAGTTTCTACCATAATATGTACAGTAAGTGGGCTGGGGCTGAGATGGGAAACCCCCTCTAAGTATTTGGATAGGGACACTAAATTTCCATCGCATCTCGGACTGGCTCTCACTATGTATTTATCGCTGTGCGTTATGCACTACCATAGAATAGCTAACCCCTCAAAATCCCCCTTGGCAAATAGTTTTATATGATAGTGAGATTTATATAATAATAAATTTACAGATAGCGAAGACTCTGTACAGATAGCGAAGACTCTGAAGTAGTAAATTAACTGTACGACTTTTTTACATAAAAGTTATATGCTACTTGACATATTATATGTACAGTAGTATAATAGTTATAGTGGTAAAAATATACACAATTCTTATCACACTAATACTAACTAATTGTAGTGAAATCACTACAGAAAACAGGAGTAAAAACTATGAAAGTAGCAAACAAAAACGCAAGTCAATATGTTGACGAACTAAAAGTCTTTGAGGGTAGCAATACCTTTGCAGAAAATAAAGTGTCATTTGATGACGAGGGGTTATATGTCGTATACAGCTATGGCTATCACTTCCCTATGTATATCTATGACCGACAAGCTGGTATATGGATAGGGAGTAACGATAGCTATTCATCTTCAACTTCAAGACACCAATCACAATGTAGACCTAGTGCTTTACCTAGTATAGAAAATGGTGGTTGTTGGCTAGATACTGCTGATGAAATGAAAAGCTACATTGGTTGTGGCTCTTTGATGAAATATATGGAACGCAAAGCAAGACAAGAGGTCGCATTCTTAACACGATAATAAATGTAGTAATATCACTACAAAAACTATGAGGAAAAACTATGAGTAAATCAATCAAACCAATCTGCTCTGACTGTGGGAGTCCATACAGTAAGAAAAGATTACAAGCTGGGTACGATATTTGCCTAAACTGTGGGGAAACTCAAGCCAAACGAGTAAAGCATACGATTGCACCAATGCATAAATCAAACTATGTCGTGATTAGCGACTTAAAAGACTTAGAGGGTATTAACAACAAGGGAGGATTTCACAGATGAGTAAAATAAATAAATTACAGAAAGAAGTAGACCAAGCATTAAGAAAATGTAGTACCAATTTTGAAAGGGGTATGTGTAGTCATTTCTTAAATAAAGACCTAGAACAATTAGGGTATACCTTGAGTGTATACGATAAAGTAATACCATTGGAGGTGAAAGATGAATGAATTTATATTGTATTTAAAGCTAACGATACTTGTACTCATACCATTGTTGGTTATGGTGTCTTGTGGAATAGGACTCTATGTGCATAGAGTAGGGGGGTTATAATGGGTTATCGTAGTGAAGTTTTGATAGCTGTACAAATGGACGACCATGAAGATGAGGAAAGTATCAGAAATTGGCACTTGTTTATCGCTGAACTCAAAGCTGACCCTAAATGTGATATGGCTATGAGAGACCTTACGAATGGTAAAAATGGTGAGGGGACAAATGCTGAAGAGGGCATTGATATGAAAAACTGCTCTTTATATGTGAGGTTTGATGATGTCAAGTGGTATGACACAGATGAATGGGTACAGAGTTATAATCGTATCATTGGTAAAGCAAGTCATTACTGCGAGGACAATAAGTTTGGAATGTCGGCTTGTTTTCTGCGAGTAGGTGAAGAGACTAATGATGTAGTAGAAGAGTGCTATGGTGCGTATGGGTACGACTTGGCTTATATATCAACACCTTATATTGAAACTACAGATGTTAAGTTTGACCCAGACAATAAATTAACACAGTAACTTGACATATTATATGTAAAGTGGTATAATATTTATTACAGTAAAAACTTTACAGGATACATAAAGATTTATTAACTAATCGTAGTGATTTCACTACAAAAATAGTGGGAAACCACAGGAGTAAAAACTATGCAACAGAGAGTAACCATAAAAGAGTTAGAGACTTTGATACCTACTATCGCAGAAACTCTAACACCAATCATACAAAGTGAGGCAGGGTGTGGTAAGACTAGCCTACTTAAAGCGATTGAGAAAAAACTAGGGGACAAATACGATTACATCTATGTAGATTGTCCAGTCAAGGATATGTCAGATATTGCTATGACTATCCCTAATCACGATACCAAAACATTAGAGAGCTATGTTGGCTCATTGTTTAAACTTGATAGCGATAAACCTAAGGTCATACTGCTAGATGAGTTTATGAAATCACCAAAGTTACTGCAAGTTATCTTTACTAGACTAATGCTTGAGAGGACTGTTGGCGATACACCTCTACCGAAAGGCAGTCTTGTATTTGGTACATCAAACAATCAGTCAGACGGATTGGGCGACACTATGTTAGCACACGCAGGTAACAGAGTGTGTATCTTAGAAATGCAAAAACCAGAAGTAGAAGATTGGCTAGTGTGGGCGACTGAAAATGGAGTAAGTCCTTTGATACGAGCCTTTGTGCATACATTCCCTAGAGTCCTTGCAAGTTACAGGGATAGTGGGCAAGAAGATAATCCATACATCTTCAATCCTAAAAAACCAATGCTATCTTTTGTCAGTCCTCGTTCACTAGAAAAAGCTAGTGTGATTGTGGATAACAGGGATAAGCTAGGCGACAATGCAACAATGGTGGCTCTTGCTGGTACGATTGGTCAGAGTGCGAGTGCCGATATGTCAGCATTCTTGCGACTTGAAAAAGAACTACCAACCTTTACCGAGATACTTGAAAAACCAGAAACAACCAATATGCCAGAGAGTATTTCTGCTCAACTGATGTTGATGTTCCAAGCTGTTGATAAAATCAAACAGCAAAGCGACTTGACAGCATTTATGAAGTACATTGGTAGAATTAAGAGTAGCGAAATACAAGCTATTTTCTTTACTATGATGATGAGAAATACACGCACAGTCAAGATTGCTAGGGGTAATAAAGAGATAGCAGACTGGTCTGTTGATAACTTTAACATTATGTAATTATGACAGGAGAAATACTATGACGACACACAGACTATCCCCAGAGGATAGAATTAAGAAAGCTCATATTGCTTTGATGAAACACCCAGAGACAGCTCTGTATAGTGGAGTGATGATGTTGGGTAAGTCAGAGGTGGTTGACGATTGTCCGACTGCTAAGACTGACGGCTTTAATAAATATTATGGTAGAAAGTTTATTGAGGGACTATCAGACTTAGAGTTACGAGCATTGATACTACATGAGAACTTACATGTGGCACTTAATCATGTGGGTAGATTTAAAAAAGAGTATCGCAAAAATCCACATAACATGAATGTATGTGCTGATTATGTGGTCAATGATGTTATCAATCACTTGGAAGATAAGGACTTGTGTCAGCTACCAGAGGGTTGTTTGTATGAAGAGAAGTATCATAATTGGTCAGTCAACGAGATACTTAAAGATATGGAAAAGCAAGATAACTCAGACGGAAATTGTAGTGAACTCACTACAAATCTTGATACTCTTGATGAGCATGACTTTGAGGGTAGTGGTCAAGAGATGACACCTCAAGAGCAAAAAGAAATGACACAGAAGATTGAGAATGCACTCAAAGAGGGTAGCATACTTGCTGGGAAAGTTGGTGGCAAGATACCTAGAGCCATTGATGAACTCTTTGAGCCGAAGATTGATTGGCGAGAAGTGATGAGAGAGTTTATATCATCAACCTGTAAGGGTAATGATGAGTTTACTTGGCGAAAGTTTAACAAGCGAATGTTACCTAATGACTTGTATCTTCCCTCTATGGAAAACGAAAGTGTAGGTGAGCTAGTGATTGCATGTGATACTTCTGGAAGTATTGGACAAGATGAACTCACAATCTTTGCCACCGAGTTGCAGAGTATCGTAGACACAGTTACACCAGACTTTATACGCATATTGTGGTGGGATTATAATGTATGTAGTGAGCAGACATTCAGACCAGACCAATACCAAGACTTACATAAGTTACTTAAGGTTGCAGGTGGAGGTGGGACTAGACTATCTTGTGTTAGTGAATACATTACTAAGGAACAGATAAAAGCTGAGGCAATTATTGTGTTTACTGACGGTTGGGTGGAACATGATATTCAATGGAATATGTCTACACCTACACTATATATTGTAACAGACAGGACAAACTTTGAGGGAACTGCTGGAAGTAGAGTAGTTCAGTATGATTAAATAATTTAAACTATGGAGTAAAAACTATGAGACTAAAAGAAAGTAATGTAACGACTGAAAGTTACGAACTGCAGCAACCAGAACACATTGTGTCATTGGCTACATCAAGTATGTTGGTGTCAGTTGATGTGAATGTATGGACTGCAACCAAGCAAGACAGAGGTATCTCTGATGAAGTAACGACTATGAAAAAAGCAGAGTTGGGTACAGGTAAGTTTACTAAGTATCTCTTTGCTAAAAATCCTAAACACCATAGGATTGTGAAGTTACGACAGTTGATACATAAATGGGCGAAAGAGTCTACTTACAGTTGGAATAAGACACAAAACTTATTACCAACAGTTGACCTTGAGAAGTTCAAAAAAGAGTATGATAAGTATGAGAGTGAGTTTAATACAGCAGTAGAGGACTTCCTTGAGAACTATCAAACACTTGTAAGTGATGAGGCATTCAAACAAGGTGATATGTTTGACAAGAATGACTATCCAAGTGTTGAGACATTACGACAAAAATTTAAAATGCGATTGTATGTGGCAGAAGTACCGAGCCACGATTTCAGATGTCAAGTATCGCAAGATACAGCAGATGACTTGAAAGCAGAGTATCAGCAACAAGCGAATGATATTGTGGATAAGGTACTTGCACAACAAAAAGCAAGGATAGTAGATTTTCTAAGTAGGTTATCTTCTAACATTAATGAAGATGAAAAAGTAGATAAGAATGGTAATACTACTTACAAGAAAAAACCTATTAAAAGAAAGCTAGTCAATGAGATTAGAGATTGGGTAAAAACTACCAAAGACTTTAATCCCTCTAACGACAGTAACTTATCTAATGTTGCTAATGACATAGAAAAAGTAATGAGTGGAGTATCTACTGAACTACTAAGAGATAGTGATAGCACTAGGGCAGAAGTTAAGCAAGGTATTGATGATATATTATCTAAGTTCAGTTAAGTATTGTAGTGAAATCACTACATTTTTGGGGGTACTATGATAAGCAAAAGTTTTTTTAAGTACCTTAAAACGCAAACTACGAGGTAAAAATTATGAATGAAGAAAAGAAAAAGTACGAAGTATACATTACACAACACTATAAGCCGATTTCTGTAATGGCTAATAGTAATGAAGAGGCAGAAACTTTAGTGCAAAATCATTTCACTTGGGGTGAGCCTAATCGTGTAGAAATTATGGCAGTTGGTATTTATGAAAGTAAACCAACAGAAACTAATCTTAAAAATAAACAATGGGGTAAATAACTATGAATAAATATATAAATGACAATATGCACACGCCAGAGCTGGAACAGAGTTTGAGTGAGAGTAAAGTTTTTCCTCTGGTAAAAGACTTATGTTACAGGTATGACCTACGAGTAAGTCAAAGACTTATGCTTACTAAGTATAGATATGATGATGATTGGGAAAGAGGGTTTGCCGAAACAAAAGACTACGACAAATTTAATGATATTAATTACTCTGCTAAACAAGACGAGCAATTAAACAAAGATAATAAGGTAGGTTATAGTGATAATGTTACTATATTTTATAACGAGGCATTTGTATTAGACTATCAAGGCATACCTCAAGCTGTTGTATATTATGATGATGATAGTTTTTGTTTTCAAGCTAACTATCATATCAAAGATAGAGGTAGAAATACTTGGGATAGATATACCATTAATTCAAACAAAGTATCACAGGTCTTAAAGACATTGAGACGAAAGGAATGGAAACCCTTATCAAACAGAGATAACTACGAGGCTATGAAAATTAATACTAAAGATATGATACGAGATTTTAGAGTTGAGGAATTATCTTTATCTAAAGCTATATCAAAACATGACTCTGCTATAAGCGAGTTAACTTATGATAACAGAGATAAACTTGCTGAGGTATTAAACAGTTTGTATGGTAATAAAAATTCTATATCCCATGCTACTAATGAGCATTACGCAAAACAGTTTAAAAGTTGTGAAGAACTTGATAATAAAGTTCATTCTATATTTAAAGAAGTTAAAGCAGAACTTGATAATAAGTTTACTGCGATTGGTATAACTCATAGTGGTGGTTGGATAGTTGGCGAGGCATACGAACATCAAGGTGATTATAAAGTACCTAATGGCGAAGATGTATATTATGCAAACAATAATGATTGTAGAGATTTTAGACAGTATGATAAGAAGTTTGGTCAGCTAATAATACATAAGACACAAAGGGTGCGTCATTTGGAACAGCTAGATTTCTTTGATAGTTTAAAACCTACACTCACAATGCTTAAAGTTTATTTACAAGATTGGGAAAACAAAGAAGATAGGAACAAGATTGAACGAGAATACTTTAAGTCTGAATATGGTAGATACGATGATAGTAATTGGATTGAAGAGCTAGGTTGTTACTATGCACCTCGTGGTGTATATGGTGCTAAACTTAATCCTTTTTCAATCGTATGGCTACTAATGGCTAAACCACAATAATTTGGGGGGTACTTGGATAAGCGAAAGTTTTTTTAAGTACCTTAAATCGCAAATAACGAAGAAAAATTCGGAGTAAAAACTATGAAAAGAACTTATATTAATAAACTTGGCTTAAATAGGGAAGATTTTGATAGCTATGAGGAGTACAGAAAAGAGTATAAAAAACTCTGGGCAAAAACTCCTGAGGGTGAACAATCTCTAAAGACAGCTAAACAAACTTATCGTAATACAACGAAAGGTCAGAAACAAGAGAAACATTATTCTAAAAGATACTATCAATTTAATGACGAGGAAATAAAGATGAAGAAAAATGCATATCATAAAACACCGAAAGGTCAAGAGGTACTTAAAAAAGGTAACAAAAAGAAAAGAGATGAAATTCGTTTGTTGAGAGAGAATGGAGTCGCAGAGGGATTTCTTATATATTCATACAATCGTATGAAAACTAAATGTAAGGAACAAAACATACCTTGCTCTTTTGTAGATACTAAAACAAGTACAGGGTGGCAAAAGTTTGTAAAATACTTTTACGACTATGTAGAGACTTATGGTTGTGTAGATTATTACACAGGAGAGCCAATGACTTTTATACATTGGGATATTAAGACAGAATTAAGACCAATGACTAATATATCAGTGGATAGAATACAACCTCATTCAAGTGGTATTGGATATGTAACAGCAAGGGGTAGAAGAAAAACTAATGTTGCCTTTTGTACTTATGGCACAAATGCTATTAAAAATGCAGTAACATATCAGATAGCTAAAAGACAAATTGAGGCAGTAGAAAAAGGTATTCCTTTCAAAAAGAAAAAATAGTACACTAGCTCTTATACTATGAGAGCTAATCAAATATTACACAGTCCCTATCCATTTCAAGATAACTATATGGTAATTCTTGAAATGGAAATTGTAGTGAACTCACTACAAAAATCATACACATATAATGTTTACATTGGTGATAACACTAAAAGAATATTCCAGCCGAAAACACTACCCACCTTTATTAAATCAAAGTTAGCTATGATTAAATCTATTCCGAAAGAAGAATGGAATGCTTACAAAGATGATGAATTATTCAACGAATTAGATTGCTACCTACCTGAAAATCATACACAAAACAATCCAGAGTTTAAATACATTGGTTGGTGTGTATCTGATAGTATATATGTTATAATCATGTCCGAAGATGAACTATCCGAACTAAAAGGAATTAGTATTGACACCAGAGAAGAAAGTCAAGCAGAAAGTCAAACATATACTCAAAGAACTTAGTTGTTATTATTGTATGCCCTCAACGAATGGTTATGGCTCAAGTGGTGTACCAGACTTCATCGTATCTTATCGTGGTAAATTCATTGGCATTGAATGCAAAGCCAATGGCAACAAACCCACAGCACTTCAAGAAAAAAACCTCAACGATATAAAAAATTCACTAGGTCAATCATTAGTTATTGACGAGAAGAATGTAGACATGCTAGAGTGTTTAATACTATCAAGTGAAAGTAACATTTAAAAATTATGAGTAAAAATAAAAAACCTACAACCTTAAGTGATGTCATTAGTCAAGGGCGAGAAACTAAAGTTTATGACCGATTGAATGTAGAAGAGAGATTGAGATATTTAACTATATATGTTCAAGAAAGCAAGAAACTACACCCACATAATCACGAAGAAATTATTGAAAGAACTGATAAAGAATTTTTATTAAAACATTGACAGGTGGGGGAACTGGTTATGAATAAAGCAAACGATTTCAAGTTAAAATGAATAAAAAAAGAGACCCAAAAGTAGGCACAGGTAAAAAACCAAAGGGTAGTGGTCGTAGGTTATATACTGACGAAAACCCAAAGGACACTGTAGGTATAAAGTTTGCGACTCCGACAGACGCAAGAAAGACTGTAGCTAAAGTTAAAAAGATAAATAAGCCTTATGCTCGTAAAATACAAATCCTAACAGTTGGTGAGCAACGAGCTAAAGTTATGGGTAAAACAGAGGTCGCCTCTATATTTAAGAAAGGTAAAGAGTCATTGAGAAAAGCCAGAGGTAAAAATGCCTAGAGGGTCAACGTATACGCCAGAACAGTTAGATGTCATAGTAGAAAGAGTACAACAGTACAAAACAGAAAACTCTGATGCAACTCGTGCTAGTCTTGCAAGATACGCAGGTGTTGATATATCAGTGTTGAGAAAACTAGAAAAACAAGGCAAACTAGAACTTCCAAAACCTTTGACTAGACAACAAGCAAGAAAAAGAAGAACAGTAGATTGGGCAAAAACACTAGGAAAATTAAGGTAATGGTTGATGAAGTAGATTTAGCAAATAAAAATGTAGAAAAAGAAATAGAGACTGCATTAAAAAATATTGATACCACAATACCAAAAAATAAAACAGGAAAATGTTTGGCTTGTGGTAGAAATGTAACAAATGAAAGAAGGTGGTGTAACGCAGATTGTAGGGATAACTATGAAAAAACAAACGGAAACAATTAGTTTAAGAAAACACTATGACGGGGAAGTATGTCATAAATGTGGAGGACGAGGAAGATTTTTAGATAGAGGAACTTGGTGGTGTGCATGGGAAAACAAGATAGGTGCATATAACTTAGTTGGGAAATGTAAAAACGAAAAGAGAGATAGAAACTATGCAGTTGATAACGATTGACTTTGAGACTTTTTATGATGTTGGGTATGGTCTTAACAAACTCACCACAGAAGAATACATAAGAGACCCACGCTTTCAGGTCATAGGCGTAGGTATTAAAATTGATAATGGTATAACTCATTGGTACACAGGCTCACACGATAAAATTCAGGCTGTTCTAGACACTATCGACTGGGACGGAGCGGCATTAGTGTGTCATAATATGATGTTTGACGGTGCAATCCTATCCTTTAAATTTAATATCACACCTAAAGTTTACTTTGATACACTTTGTATGGCTCGTGCCTATCATGGCACTAATGCTGGTGGCTCTTTGAAAGCACTTGCAGAACGTTATCAGCTAGGACAGAAAGGCACAGAAGTATTAGACGCAAAAGGTAAACGCTTAGAAGACTTTGATAGTGAGGACTTACATCAGTATGGTCTTTACTGTATTAATGACGTGGAGTTAACTTATAAACTCTTTAATATTTTAAAGAAAGACTATCCCCCTGGAGAGTTAAAACTTATTGATTTAACCATAAGAATGTTTACACAGCCACAGTTACAAGTAGATGACGCTTTGTTAATAGATAGACTAGAAGAAGTTAAACAAGAGAAAGAGGACTTGTTGTCTGGTTTGAAAGCAAAACTTAAATGCGAAGATGAAGAAAGTGTACGCAAAAAGTTGGCAAGTAATAAACAGTTTGCTGAACTACTTGAAGAACTCAAAGTGGTCGTACCTATGAAAGAAAGCCCTACCACAGGCAAACCAACATTCGCTTTAGCAAAAACTGATGAGGGTTTTATTGCCCTACAAAATCACGAAGACCCTTTTATACAAGACCTATGTGCAGTACGTCTAGGAACAAAGTCAACGATTGAGGAGTCTAGAATAGAACGCTTTATAGGCATAGGTGCAAGAAACAAAGGCAACCTTCCTATACCCTTAAAGTATTACGGTGCACACACAGGTAGGTGGAGTGGTTTAGATAAAGTTAACTTTCAAAACTTACCGTCAAGAGACGCTAAAAAGAAAGCATTGAAGCAAGCCATAGTGCCGCCTGAAGGTTATGTTTGTATGAACATAGATTCTTCACAGATAGAGGCAAGACTATTGGTCTGGCTGGCAGGCCAAGAAGATGTTACTGAGTGGTACAGAGAGGGCAGAGATGTGTACTGTGAGTTTGCTAGTAAAGTATATAACAAGAAGATTACTAAAAAGAATAAAACAGAACGAGCCGTAGGTAAGACTTGTATTCTCGGTTTAGGTTATGGCACAGGTGCTGTGAAACTACAGAATGTTTTAAAGCTAGGTGCAGGAGTTGACTTTGATGAGTCAGAATGTAAACGCTTAGTTAAAGTATACCGAGAAGTAAACGATAAAGTAATTGAGTTGTGGCAAGAATGTGATAACGCATTAGCAGACATAGCGTCATGGCCTGAAGGCAAAAAACCGTACTACATTGGTAAGGGTGAGTGTGTAATGATTACACCAGAGGGAATAAAGTTACCGAATGGTTTATATATTTATTACCCAGACTTAGAATGGGACACCTCTGAAGCTAAAAGTAGATACACTTACAAAAGGAGACATGGCAGAGTAGGCATTTGGGGTGGTAGTGTAGTTGAGAATATAGTACAAGCATTAGCTAGAATTGTAATTGGAGAACAAATGGTAAACATAAGTCATAAGTATAGACCTGCGTTAACAGTGCATGACGCTATTGTCTGCCTGGCTGCGGAAGAAGATAAAGATGATGCTCTAAATTATATCATGGCAGAAATGTCTAAACCGCCAGGTTGGGCAAAGGATTGTCCGATAGCATGTGAGGGTGGATATGCAGATAACTATGGCGACTGTTGAGTTGCAAACAATATAAATTTATGGGAATATCAGGTAACTATAAAAATAAAGGGAACAATATGTCGGAGTTTACATGGAGTTATTCATCTTTAAAACAATATCAAAACTGTCCTAAACAATACTACGAAATTCGTGTTGCAAAAAATTATACTGTCAAAGAAAACGAAGCTATGATTTATGGTAAGGAAGTTCATACAGCCTTAGAAGAATATGTGCGAGACGGTAAACCATTAGCTAAGAATTATTTAAGATTTAAACCTGTAGTTGATTCTTTAATTAACATAAAAGGTGAAAAACTTTGTGAGTATGAAATGGCACTTAACTACAACAGAGAGCCTTGCGACTTTCACGACAAAAATAGATGGGTAAGAGGTATTGCTGACTTAGTTATTGTTGATGATGACCAAGCATATATTATTGACTACAAGACAGGCAGTAACAAATACCCTGACCCTAAACAGTTAAAGCTTATGGCTATTATGTTGTTTACACAAATGCCAGATATAGTAAAAATTAAAGCAGGACTACTGTTTATTATGAAGAACAGTTTTTTAAACGAAGAATATCATAGAAGCGATATGGATAAACTATGGAAGTCATTTGAAAGACCTTTAGAAAGATTAGAGGCAAGTTATGACTATGACCAATGGGTGCCTAACCCTACACCGTTATGCGGCTGGTGTTCTGTGGATACTTGTGAATTTAATAGACCCAAGACATCACCATTTTGATGTGATAAAATCAGCATTATGCCTTATGTAAATAAAAAAAGACCTTATAAAAAGGAATATCAACAGCAAAAAGCTAGAAATGAAAAGAAAGCTAGGGCTACTCGTGCAAGAGCCCGTAGAAAAATAGATGCAAAAGGCATAGACCGTAAGGGTAAAGATGTATCACATAAAAAAGCTTTATCAAAAGGCGGTAAAAACTCTGATGGTTTAGTAGTGCAATCTAAATCTAAAAATCGTTCTTTCAAAAGAAACTCACAGCGTAAGCTAGTATCAGAAACAAGCACTAGGGAAAGAAAAAAATCAAAAAAAGTTAAAAGAAAAACTTGACCTATTTTTAAAAATAGTGGTATAGTAATTTTTTAGTAAAGTAAAAAGTACATAGTTAATAATATAGTAGAGAAGTTATGGAATTAGTTGGAGAGAAAGCTGTTAAGCTCGTCTTGCCTGAGCATTTAGGTGAATTGGTTAAAGACCATATTACACAGAGCAAAATTTTAAATACAAAAGATAAAGTCTCAGACTTATTAGTTTATTGGGGTTTAGATGAAATGACTAAACTTAATACACTTATGCGACTAAAATCTCATCTTCCTTCTCCTATGAGGAGAGACTATTCATATCCAGGATTATATAAACCATTTAAGCATCAAGCTGCTACTGCTGAGTTTTTAAGTATAAACAAAAAAGCTTTTTGTTTTAATGAAGCAGGTACAGGAAAGACTTCATCTGCTCTTTGGGCGGCTGATTATTTAATGGAACAAGGTAAAATTAAAAAGGTATTAATTATATGTCCTTTATCTATTATGTATTCTGCATGGCAAGGAGATGTATTTAACACTTGTATGCATAGAAGCTCTGTTGTTTGTTATGGTACAGCAGATAAACGAAAAATGATTGTTGAGGGTAACTATGATTTTACTATCATAAACTATGATGGGGTTAAAATTATTAAAGATGAAATCAAAAAAGCAAACTTTGATTTAATTATAGTTGATGAATGTAATGCATATAAATCTCACACCACAGTGAGATGGAAAACACTTAATAAAATATTAAATCCTAACACTAGAGTGTGGATGATGACAGGCACACCTGCATGTCAGTCTCCTGTAGATGCTTTCGGTCTTGGTAAGTTAATATGTCCTGAAAGATTACCTAGACTGTCAGCCGCATGGAGAGAAAAAGTTATGTATCAGATATCTAGATTTAAATGGCTACCTAAACCTAACTCAAAAGATTCAGTATTTGCAGCTTTGCAACCATCTATAAGATTTGCAAAAGACCAATGTTTAGATTTACCAGAGGTTACATATCAAACTAGGGTTGTGCCTTTGACTAAACAAGTAGAAAAATATTACAAACAGCTTAAGACACAAATGATTATAGCTGCAGGGAATGAATCAGTAACTGCGGTAAACGCAGCAACAGGCATGAATAAACTATTACAAATTTCTGGTGGTGCAGTTTATACAGACGAACATGAAACAATTAAGTTTGATGTCAAACCTAGACTAAACGCTTTGATGGAAGTTCTAGGAGATACTGACCATAAAATTCTTTTATTTGTTCCATATAGACATACTATAGAATTTTTAGCAGAATACTTAACAGATAAAAATATTAGTAATGATGTTATCAATGGAGATGTAACTCCAAGTCGTAGAGCAAACATCATTAATAAGTTTCAAACTCAGAACGAACCTAAAGTTTTAATTATACAGCCACAGTCAGCTTCTCATGGAGTTACGTTGACCGCAGCAGACACAGTAGTGTTTTGGTCTCCTGTAATGTCAGTGGAAGTTTACCTACAATGTATTGCTAGGATAGATAGAGTAGGGCAAAAGAACAAGATGACAGTTGTCCACTTACAAGGTTCTGATGTTGAAAAAAGAATGTATGCTATGTTACAAGGTAAAGTAGACCAGCATACTAAATTAGTTGATTTATATAGGGAGGAATTAAGCCTATGAGTGATGAAGTAAGTGAAGTTCTAGAGAAGTCTGTTGGACACGAGAAGATTCCGTTAGATGAAGTGGTAAGCACTTATATAACGATTCGCAACGAGAAAGAGAGACGAGCTAGAGAGTTTCAAAAGAAAGACCAAGAGCTAAAGAATGACCTTGAGCAGTTAGAGCAAGTGATGCTTAACTCTTGTAATGAAGTAAATGCAGATAGCATTAAAACTTCAAGGGGTACGATTATTAAATCTCTTAAAGAGAACTACGTATGTTCTGACTGGAGTAATTTTAAGGACTTTATTTTAGAGAATGAAGCACCAGAATTACTACAACAGCGTATACATCAGGCAAACTTTAAAGAGTTTTTATCTAGTCGTACAGAAGAAGGACTACCTCCAGGAATTAGTTCCATGAGGGCGTTCAGTATAGTAGTTCGTAAACCAAGTAAATAAGGAGTAAATATTATGGCAAAACAAACCATAACCACACCGCAAGGTGTAGCTCTATATCCATGGTTAAGTAAACCAGATACAGAGTACAATAAGGATGGAGAGTACAAAGTTAATCTTGTACTTTCTAAAGAAAAGGCACAGCCTATCATTGACACTATCAATGAAGTTTTTTCAGAAAATCTAAAAGATGAGATGAAGAAACAAAAAAAGAAAACCCTCAAGACAGCTAACCCACCTTATGCAGATGAGTTAGACGATGATGGTAAACCAACAGGGAATGTTATCTTTAAGTTTAAATCAAAAGCAGCATATAAACCTGCTATCTTTGATGCAAACGGAGAGACTTTGATTGATACACAAATATGGGGTGGCTCTGAAATCAGAGTAAACGCAGCACTATATCCATACTTTGTTTCTAGTATAGGAGCAGGGGTATCTTTAAAACTAAGAGCAGTACAAGTTATTGCCCTTGTTGAAGGTTCGGAAGGTGCAGGTCGTTTTGGTTTTGAGAAAACCACAGGCTATGTTCAGAAAGAAAAAGATGAGGGAGCAGAGGTTTTTAATGAGCCTACAGCAGTTCCTGATATCAAAGTAGCTGAACCAGAAGTTGTTAAAAGCAAACCAGAAGATGATGGAAGCACAGATATTGCTGACATCGTAGATAAGTGGGGAGCTAAAGATTAACAAGTGGATAAACTTAAGGGCATATTAGAGAGAAACCCTAATATCGGGTTAGATGAAGATACTATAGCTGTTGCTAATAGTAGCTTCTCTAACCAGACAAAACGCATATCCTTACGAGGTGGTGTGTTTAGAAAAATAGTTGGGGGCAAGGAAGTCAGTACAGCCGACTCTGCTGTAATGAATATAATAATTATCAAGATGGCACACAATCCATCAAGGGTATATTATAAAGATTCTTATGAGGAAGGAAAAAGAGTAAGCCCTGTATGTTGGTCAAACGACTCTAAAAAACCAGATGTAGAAGTGAGGAAACCCCAAGCCAAGTCTTGTCATACTTGTCCTAACAGTGTGCGAGGCTCTGGTTCTGGCGGTGTTGGAACTTCTTGCAGACTATCATGGAGAGTAGCTATTGTTTTAGCTAACGACCCAGAAGGAGATATTTTAGAATTAGTTCTTCCTTCTAACTCTTGTTTTGGTAAAGAGGAGCAAAGTAAATGGCCATTCAAAACATACATCCAAATGTTAGCTGATAATAACGTGAGTGCGGGTAGAATTATTACTAGAATGCAGTTTGACCCCAACTCAGCTAAACCCAGAGCATTGTTTTCGCCTGTAGAGGCAGCAGAGGATTGGGTATTAGAGGTTGTAAAAGACCAAGCAGAAAATCAAGCGGCTCATAATGCTATTAAATTAACTGTGTATCAAGTTGATGACACAGAGGATAGAGAGCCTGTTAAGTTTGAAGCATTTGAAGCTTCAGATGAAGAGAAAGCAAAAGTAAAGACAGCTGAAGAAGCTGATGATGTTAATAAAATAATGGATAAATGGAGAAAATAATGCCAAGACCTTACAGTAATAGATTTGTTTTAGGATTAGATAAAGCTGATGATAGTATTTTAGGAATACAGTTAGCTAAATTATGTCTAAAAGCAAACTTACCAATTAAATATGTAGCTCAAGGAGTGGGCACATCTCGTATGACAGTGCATTCATGGTTCAGAGGCGGACCTATGAAACACCAAAACCATCAGAAAGTAATAAAATTTATGGATGCAGTAGAGCAAGGGTTAGCAGATGGAGTGCTCCCTGCTAATGATATAGCCTCTGCTATAGTGTTTGTAGAATCTGATGGACGCATACAGATATGAGTGTAGAGTTTTACAGTAAATTATTACCTGATGAAGGTACTTACTGTGTAGCTGTGTTACCTGCAGGTGAGGGACAGCGTATGCGACATATCTTTGTAGATTCTATTGACGAACTTGTTGATAGAGTTGAGGAGAGAAAGCACGATAGCCATGTGTTTATTGGTATGGCTAATTTTGATGGTCACAGTAGAAAGAAAGCTAAGTCGTTAAGGTCTTTTTTTGTAGACTTAGACGTAGGGGATACTAAGGAGTTTAGCACCCAGGGAGAAGCTGTTAACGCCTTAGGAGAATTTATACAGTCACAACAGCTACCACCGCCTGTGGTCGTAGATAGTGGGAATGGTATCCATGCATATTGGATGTTAGATACTGCAGTTTCTGTAGAGGAATGGAAACTATATGCAGACAAATTTAAACAACTATGTATTGACAATGGGTTACAAATAGACCCTGCTGTAACCGCAGATAAAGCTAGGATACTTAGATGTCCTAATACATTTAACTTTAAATCCAACCCACCAACACCAACAAAAATAATAAGTGGGGATATTAAGGTATATAAGTTTGATATGTTTAAAGAGTTTTTAGGCACAATATCATTTGAAGACATATTAAAAAGTCCTAAGATGACTGAGATAACTAAGCAAATGAATGGCTTAAGTAATTACGCTTCAAAATTTAGTACGATTGCTGACAAAAGTTTAGATGAGACATCTAGTGAAGGATGTCTTCAGATAAGACATATAATTAGAAACAGAGCATCACTACCTGAGCCTTTGTGGTACGCAGGACTGTCTATTGCTCAACATTGTGTAGACAGGGACAGAGCTATACATGCATTATCTGAAGATTACCCAGACTATAGTAGAGAGGGCACAGAGAGAAAAGCAACACAGACACAAGATAAACCACAGTCATGCACGGTATTTAACAACTTAAACCCTGATGTCTGCCCAAGCTGTCCTCACTTTGGAAAGATAACTAATCCTTTAATATTAGGTAAAGTATTTGTACCTGCACCTACTACTATGAATCCTGTAAAAACTGAGGTACAAACACTACCTAACGGCAAACCATTAGTAGTCACTACTTTACAAGGATTACCTGCAGAGATAGAAAGAGAAGGATTTTATAGAGGGCAAGAAGGTGGTATATATTTTAAACCTAAACCAGTATTTGATGAGAATGGAGACTTAGTAGAACAAAAGACACAGCTAGTATCTACCTATGATTTTTATTCTTTGAAGAGAGTCATTAGTGCACACGATGGTAATTGTATGCTGATGAAAGTAGACCCCCCTCACGATGAACCTGAAGAGTTCTATGTACCATTTAGTGCAATCTATGATGGTAATGAGCTGAGGAAGTTGATATCTAGTCATGGGGTATTATTTAACCCTAAAAACAACCAATGGAAACTTATTATGGATTATTTAGTTGCATGGGGTTCTTATCTACAAGCTGATAAGGCAGCCTCAAGAATGAGAACGCAGATGGGTTGGACACCTAAAGAAGACGCTTTTGTTATTGGCGATTTAGAAATTAAGCGTAATGGCAAAGAAGTCAGTAGTCCTACATCTGCCTTATGTCGTAATATAGCTAGGCATATTGTGCGAGCAGGTAGCTTTGATAAATGGAAAGAGGTAGCTAATAAACTCAATCAAGAGGGCTTAGAGATACATGCTTTCGTAGCGTTAACAGGTCTTAGCTCTGCATTGATGCCTTATACTTCTACTTCTGGTGTCAGTATATCTTTGACAGGAGACACAGGTGCAGGTAAGACAGGGGCTCTATATGCAGCGTTAAGCATGTGGGG